GACCTTGACACCGATGACGATCACGCCTGCGTTGTCAGGCCACCGGTGTGGAGGCAACGGAGATCGATCCCGCGATCAACAGGATCGCCGTCGTCGGCCGTCCTGACAACGCAGGCGTGATCGTCATCGGTGTCAAGGTCGGCGACGAGGAGACGCAGGTCAAGAATTTTGAGGCACTCACCAGCGACGCTCTCAACAAGGACTGGACGATCTCGTTCCGCCTCTGGCAATACTCCGATACCGTCGCAGGCGACAATGTCCGGATCAGGGTCATGCAGGGACACACCCGCATTGACGCAGACGGAGTATCGTCCGTCATCTGGACCGAGGAGACGAACCACACGCTCCAGATCAAGCGGTGACCGCGTGAGAGGAGCCGCACCATCCGGGGCGATGTCGTCGTCAACGCCTGCCAAACTCACCGCTGCTGAGCGCCGGGTCGAGAGCCTGCGACTCCGGAAAAACGGGCTGTCGTATCCGGCAATTGGTGCAGAGCTCCAGGTCAGCGGTCGGACAGCCCGGCGGGACGTCCAGAAATACCTCGAGATCATCGCCAAGACCTGCACGGAGGAGGCTGAAGAGGTGCGGTGCATCGAGCTCCAGCGGTTGGACGGGCTGTGGCGGGTCGCACATGACAAGGCGCTGAAAGGCGATCTCCCGGCGATTGACCGATGCCTCCGCATCCAGGAGAGGCGGGCAAAACTCCTCGGACTCGACGCACCACAGAGAGCGGAGATCACGGGCCTGCAGACGGAGGTGAAGATCTACGTCCCAGACAACGGCCGGAACGGAGACGATTGAGATCCGGCCGCAACCGGGCCCACAGGAAGCGTTCCTGTCGTCACCTGCTGATATCGCTATATACGGTGGTGCAGCAGGTGGTGGGAAAACCTGGGCGCTCCTCCTCGACCCTGTCCGGCACATCTCGACACCCGGTTTCGGTGGGGTGATATTCCGGCGCGAGACTCCTCAGATCACCAACGAGGGCGGCCTCTGGGACGAGTCGAAAAAACTCTATCGATACCTCGGAGCAGAACCACGTGAGAACTCCAGAGACTGGACGTTTCCCAAGGGCACCCGGATCCGGTTTGCGCACCTACAGATGGAGAACGACGTCCACTCATGGCAGGGCGCACAGATCGCGTATATCGGGTTCGACGAGCTCACCCATTTCACGAGATACCAGTTTTTCTATATGCTTTCTCGGAACCGGTCAACGTCCGGCGTCCGTCCGTATGTCCGGGCAACCTGCAACCCCGACCCGGAATCGTGGGTATACGACCTGATCGGGTGGTGGATCGGTGAGGACGGATACCCGATCCCCGAGCGGTCAGGTGTCGTCCGTTGGTTCCAGCGGATCGACGATACCCTCTACTGGGGCGACACGCCCGACGACCTGTATGAGAGCGTCAAGGATCGCGTCGATCTGGACGACTTCGCACCGACGTCACTCACGTTCATCCCGGCGAGATTGGAGGACAACCCGGCGCTCATAAAAGCCGACCCCGATTACCGGGCGAAACTCCTCGCACTTGACGCAGTTGAGAGAGACCGGCTGCTCGGAGGCAACTGGAAAACGAAACCCGCACCGGGGCTCTATTTCCGGCGGGAATGGTTTGAGATCGTCGATGCAGCAGACGTCCCGGCGTCGGCAAAACGGGTCAGGTGGTGGGATCTCGCGGCAACAGAACCCGGCCCGGAGAACCGCGATCCTGACTGGACAGTGGGTGCTCTCCTCGCAGAACACGACGGCAGATACTGGATCGTCGACATCCAGCGGTTCCGCAAATCCACGGGCACAAGAGACACGCTGATGCAGCAGACAGCACAGATCGACGGCGTCGCGTTGGAACAGGGCGTAGAGCAGGAACCTGGCAGCGCGGGGAAGGCGGTCGTCGAATACCTCGCCAGAACGGTTTTCAAGGGCCACAAATTCACCGGAATTCCGAGCACCGGCGACAAAGTCACTCGTGCAGGTCCGTTCTCGTCCGCGTGCGAGAAGCACCTCGTCAGGCTCGTCAGAGGCGAATGGAACCGCGATTTCCTGTATGAGGCCGAACGGTTTCCAAGCGCAGGAACGCACGACGACCAGATAGACGCCTGCTCGGGGGCGTTTGCGAAACTGGGCGGCAGGAGAAACGGTCTCTCGTTCGGCTCCGTCAGCAGGAGATAGGAGGTGGCATGACATTACTACAACAATTACGACAACTAATCACTGGCTCGAAACAGCCGGGCACGCTCAGCCCGCAATCGGGCGGCGCCGGTCCCAGAGCACGGGCACTCAACCAGATATTCAGGTCACCGGGGCGGGGTGTGCCTCGATACGAGGATCTGGAGACAGTCCGGAGGATGGCTGCCGGTCACACGGTATCGATCCCCATGGATCGGATCCTCGGTCAGGTCACCACCTGTGAATGGGCGATCACACCAGCTGACGGCATCACCCCGACGACCAGACACCAGAGAGCAGCCGACGAGATCACAGAGTTCCTCGACGGCGGGTTCAGCGCCAACCCGACCACGTTCGACAAGCTCTGCCGCGAATGGCTCAACGACATCCTGACAATCGACGCAGGTGTGCTGGAGCTCGTGCCCGATGAGAGCGGGTGGATCTCCGAGATCTATCCGAGAGACGGCGCGACATTCACGAAAAATCCGGACAAGTTCGGGCGTCTCCCGTCACCTGGCGACGACACACCCGCATACTACCAGGTCGGCATGCAGGCGGGTATGTGGTCGCACCAGACACAGACCGACATTCTACCGGGCACCTCGTGGCGTGGTGCATACCAGGCGATCACCCCGGTGCCATTTTCGAGAGATCAGCTCGTCTGGTGCGAGGAAAACCCACGGACGTACTCCGTCTACGGGTGGTCGAGGGTGCAGAAAGTGCAGCGGCTCGTTGAGATCCTCCTGAATCAGGACTCGTCGAATCTCCAGTATTTCCCGGCAAACGAGATCCCCGAGGGCGCTCTCAACCTCGTCGAATCCTCGCAGGACGAGATCGAGCGGTTCCGGGAGTATTGGAGCGCCGAGATCGCAGGCAAACCACACAAACTCCCGATCCTCAACGCCAAGAACCTCCAGTGGATCCCGTTCAGGGCATCGCCTCGTGAGCTCGAATTTTTGCAGTCACAGGAATGGTATAACAACCTCGTCTGGATGACGTTCGGGCTGTCGTCGGGGGAGGTCGGGTACGTCCAGGACGTCAACCGCTCGACCATGCAGGAGCAGACAGAAGCGGTCTGGAGACAGACGACGCTCCCGCTGCTTGAGCTGTTGAGGAACGCAATCAACCGCTGCATCCTACCATATCTGGAGCAATATTGGGACGTTGGCGGTGAGCTCCAGTTCATCTGGGACCCGCACAATCCGCTCATGGATCGGATCCGCCGCGACGAGGAGCGGACAGATCTCAGGCTCGGACTGACGACCCCGAACCGCATCCTCGCAGCAGGCGGAGACGATCCGGTCCCGTGGGGTGACATGCCTCTGGCTCTGTTTGAGTCGCTGTGCCGCACCCAGCCGGAGTGGATCGCGTCTGAGATCGTCGGGCTCGAAAACGTCCCGGAACCCGCGTTTGGTGGCGGTCTATATCTCTCATCGCCTTCGCCCGAGATCGAGAAACGACCGACGGCTGAAGAGGAGCCGCCGGAATGGCGATCGCGAATCGCCGCACTCCACCGGACGGTATCAGCGACGATCCGATCCGAGCTGGACCCCCTGATCGCGGAGCTGGAGGAGGAATACCCCGGCACCGACGACGAGACACCGGCACTGGACGTCGAGGGTATTGTGAGCAGGATCGATCTGACAGACGCGCTCCTCTCAGCCACCGACGCCGCACGAGCCGACGCAATGCAGCGGGGTGCAGATCTCGAGCAGCAGCAGCTGGAGGGAGAGCTCTCGAAACGTGCAGGTGGTATGGTCGTCAAGCTCGTCTATCCAGACGGCGCAAAACGGTTCGATATCCGCGACACCTTCGCATTCCGCCAACTGCGGGAGATGGCGGCGATCAACATGAGGAACACCACACAGACGATCCGGGATCGTGTCCGGGACACGCTCGTCCGGGTCGTTGGTAGTGGTGGCAACGTCACCGACGCATGGCTGGCTCTCCGTGAGACCGTGGACTCTCTCTCAGACAACCACGCCCGGCTCGTCGCAAGGACAGAGATCATGAGCAGTTCACGGCGCGGCTCGCAGGCGCTCGGAGAGGCTGTCCCGGATCTCGTCGGCGGGAAAAAATGGATGAGCCGGAAGATCAGCGGGAGGACGAGACCGTGGCACGCTGCCATGCACGGTGTTGTCGTCGGCGTGGACGAGTCGTTCGAGGTGCCCCAGCTGAATGTGAGGGGTCAGCCACGGGAGTATCCGAAACAGGCGCTCGTCGTCGGTGACGATCAGCCGTTCAACTGCATGTGCAATCAGCGCTTGGTTCTCCGCGACGATCTCCCGGCAGACGCCGACGGGCTCCGGTCGATCCGGTGTCTGTCGGTATCGTCGCCGCCGTCGACACGGCAACAGGAGATCCTCGACAAGCACGGCGATCCCGGCGAGACGATCCGCGATCTACTCGCACGGCACGAACGAACGATGAGCAAGAACCAGACAGCGGACGCGCTCGGAATCTCGAAAGCGACGCTGTACGAATGGCGAAAACAGGAGGGACTATGACAACAGGATCAAGCGGCGTGAAAATCGCCGTAATCTACGGTGGCACCGTCGCCTATGGCGATGTGGTATATCTCGCCAATAGCGGCAAGTGGATCAAAGCCACCGCGAACAGCGAAGCGACATCGGTAAGCGATCTGGGTATCGCACTCAGCGCGGGAGCGGTAGACGAAGCGGGTACCGTCCTCAAGCTCGGATACGTCGAGAATCCCGCGTGGACGTGGACGGTAGGTACACCCGTCTATCTGTCTCCGATCACGCCGGGAGCGATGACGCAGACCAGACCCAGCGGCACCGGCACAGTGCTCAGGATCGTCGGCTACCCGGCAACAGCGACGACAGTCTACGTTGCGCCGGGCGTACCCCACACGCTGGCAACCGTGGAGGGTCTGACACCTGACGCGGGCGATCTGATCGTTGGCGAGGCCGGAGCATGGGCAAAACTCGGGATCGGCACGGTCGGTCAGGTACTGACGTCCGATGGTGCGACCGCTTCGTGGGAGACACCATCGATCACCTCGCAGGTAATCGGTATAGAGTGGGATTCGTCCTCGTCGTCTCCGACGCTGAAACACATCGACATCAACGGCAACGAGATCACACCACCGGCTGGTTTTTTCGACCTGAACCCGATCTGGGGCAATCGGTGGCGGTGTGTCCGCGACAGGTCAACCGGCGCGATCACCTACGGCACAAACGCCCGTGGCGACGGTCTGACTCTGGATGGCAGCGCAGGCGACGTACTCGTCAGAGAGCCGGCGTTCCATCAAAAATTCGAAAAATCCGGCGACAAATTCCGATGGTGGGTCTCTCCGTATGCGCTCGATGGATTTACGGTGCATCCGCACTGGTATCAGCGCGGCAACGGAACGGGCGCGTCGTCGCTGATGTACTGCGGTGCATACGAGGGTAGTTTCCGGGTCAAATCTGACGACAACACGCTGTATCTCGCATCCGCAACAGGCAGACAACCGTGGACGGGTGGTAATGGTGTCTCAGACGGTATATTCAGGCTCGGATTTGACGCCGGTGACGGCGCAGAACCAAGTATCGGAGATACCGTCATTGGAGCAACCTCGGGACAGGAGGGTATAATCGAAGGTATCTATCTCGCGTCCGGCACATGGGGCGTAGACGCGGAGGGTATCCTGTATCTCAGTCGTCCGGGCACACTGACGACCAGAACCGCCGTATTCACCGCAGACGAGGAATTGCAGGTCGGCGCTGCTCGGATCTGTGACGCAGACACCACGACATACAACGCCAATTACGCCGTAACGATGACAATTCTTGAGGCGGCTGCAAATAACCTCAGCAAAGGTGCGGGTATCGGTAATCCGTGGAGCATGCCTGCCAGACAACTCCTGATGTATATCGAGTACGGGACGTTTGATTTACAGACCGCGCTCGGAAAGGGAATCGTTGATAAAGCGCCTGGAACAGGATTCGCCGGAGAACCAACCGGTGCAGGAACGGCAGATGCCAATATCGGAACCAACGGAACTGGCACGGGAACGGGCACAAACGGACTCACACCAGTTGTCTGGAGAGGGATTGAAAACCCGTGGGGGAACGTGTGGGAGTATCTAATCGGGATGCTCGTCACAACCGATGGCGCGGGGACATACAGAGTCACCAAACGGGACGGCTCTGGCTCGGACGCAGACGGCAAACTCACCGAGACACCCGGCGCGGGCACATTTGAGAGCGGCACAGGTCTTGTGCAGGCTGCCGCAGAAGGGTGGGTGTATCCGGCATCTCTGGTATCGGACGCGCTCGGTTGCCTCCTATTTGCGCCCGATAACAGCGATCACAGCGCTGGATCAACGTCTGGATACCTCTGTGATGGGTGGTATGCATTGACCAGCTCCAACAACATCCTGCTGGCGGGGGGCTCTTGGCTCAGTGCGCTGCGTGCGGGTCCCGGTTGCCGCGGTGCGTATGGCGCGGTCGCGCGTTCCGATCGGGATGTTGGCGCCCGCCTCGAGTTCCGTCCGGGGGTGGTATAGATGGCGAAATTAGTATACAGTTCAACGGATCCTGAAACTATCAGGGTCGACAAAATCAAATCCGGGCAGGCACGGCTCCTCGTCCGGTGGGATATCGAACGGGTAGAGACAGACGACGGCGTTCGCTGGGAGTATCAGGAGCAGGAGGTCAAGCCGTGGATCCTGCCAAAACCCGCGTACGTCACGCGGGACGAATCGGGACGACAGATCCTGACAGCAGCGGGCACGGCGTATATCGCAGAGATCGAGGCAGAGATCCTTGATTACGCGCTGACAGCAGCTGGGGTAGAGGTCGAGGAGCAGGCTTGACCCGCCACATCCCGTTTTTGGTGTGGCTCGCCACGTGGATCGGTGCGTTTTTTGCGTCCGTCGTGCTCGCAACGGCGCTGATCGCGTCGCATTCGGGAGGATCGATCCTCGTCACGCTCAACGATTACGGTGAGATGTGGATCGATTTTGCGGTGATCTCCGTCGGCATCTCGGTGATGTGCATCGGCGGATACCTCGCGGTCACGCGCGATCGCGGCACTAAACCGGACTGAACCCAAGACGATCGGAGACAATAGGAGATACAGAGATGAACAATCTGACAATCAAAACGTACACGCCCGCCACGGGCGATGTGCGTGTCTGGAGACAGGCACTGGTCGAGGGCGGTCCCGAGGTCACGATGATCCGGGTACCGATCAGCTCCACCAGTGTCGACCGTGACGGCGACGAGTTTTCGCAGTCCGGCCTGCAGGCGCTGAAACGCGATCTGGATAGTGGCAAAGTGCCGCTGTATCTGGATCACGGATACCAGCCGTCCGGGGCGAGACTCTATGCAGCGCTCGACATGGTCGGTGCTTGGATCGCCGGTGAGATCGAGGGATCGACCCTCTTCGGCACCGCGTTCCTCGAGCCGGAAAACTGGATCGGCGACAGCCTCGCCCGCAAAATCTCAGCGGGGCTCCCGATCGGGTTTTCCGTGGGGTTCTCCGCATCCAAATCCACGCCCAAGCAGGGCGGCGGATATGTGTTCGACGATGCGGGCCTGTGGGAGGTGAGCGCTGTCGGTATCCCGAGCAATCCGGACGCCGTGAACTCGGCTGCTGTAATGGCGGTCGTCAAATCGCTCCGCGTGAAAGCGGGGCTGGAGGTCGACATGACAGACACCAAGAAAAAGAAACCCGAAGAGGACGAGGAGCAGGACGAGGAGGAAAAGACCACCTGCGAAGATGAGGAGGAGAAAGCGCCGGAATCCGACGATGAAACCGACGAAGAAGATGAGGACGAGAAAAGCGTCTCTCTGGACGAGATCAGATCAATTGTTGCCGATGAGGTCGCCAAAGCGGTCGCGCCGATCCTCACCACGCTGAAGAGCCTCGACGCACTCGCTGAGATCAAGAGCCTCATCGAAAAACAGGCAACAGCATCGACAACCGCACCGAACCGCAAACCCAAACCGCGCGGGATCGTGGTGGCAAAATCAGAACCGACAGAAGAAAAAAGCGGTGAGCCCGCTGAGAAACCGGCGCTCACACCGAAGTACTAAGGAGGTACACAATGGCAACAGTATCAGCAAAACAGGCATTAGGCATCGGAAACAACCCGAATGCGGCATTTGAGGCGTTCTGGGGCAGCCAGGGATTCAAAACCGGCCCGGACGGATTCACCCGCTCGATCCAGTCCGCGCTCTATGGACAGCCCGAAACGCAGAAACAGTTCCGGGGGCTGACGAGCCGGGGAATCAAATCTCTGCTCGCACCGGAACACCAGAAACAGGTCGTCTCCACGACCATCACCGACGCGGTTCCGCTCGCATTCGATCCGGACATCATTGACATCGTCCGGTCAGACGCACCGCTCCTGAGCAGGTTGCCCCAGGTCGGGTATAACGGATTCACGGTCAGAACCAACGCGATCACCGCGCGCGACGCTCCCAGAGGCTGGGTCTCAGAGGCAAACTCGCTCGATCTCAGCGCCGTGAGCAACGAGTTCACACTCACTGACACCGACTACGATATGAAAATCTTCGTCGACGCCGTCAACGTCGGCGATTTCGCTCAGCGTGGAGCTGTCGATGGGTACCTGCCTGTCAGAGAGACAGCGCTCGGTCAGAGGGTCTCGGCATACAGCCAATACAAAGAGCAGGCGGTTCTCTATGGTGACCACGCGCAGGGTCTCGCTGACGGCTCTCCTGGCGATGCAAACGTATTCGACGGTATGGCGGTACATGCTGTCACGGGCGGCAACGACGTCGACAAGAGCGGCGTGAGCCTCGCAGCATCTGACGCGCTCCTGAAGGACATCAAAGCAGAAATCAAGGATCTGCTCCAGTCATCGGCGTGCCTGAAATCCGACCTCGAGATCTGGACGTCTTATACCCTATTCGACGAGCTCGAAAACGAGATGCAGCAGCGGTCGATCATCAACAACAACGACAAGAGCTTTGATTACGGCTATGAGATGATCCACATCTCCGGCGTGCCGGTGGTTGCATCCCACAACGTGGACGAACACACCTGGAACGACGGGATCGCGGGCGCCTACACAATCGGGTCAGAGGGCGACGTTTTCATTGTCAACAAGAGGGCCTCATATTACGCCTCGCTCGCACCGCTCTTCGTGCTGCCAATGGGCAGGATCGGTCTCGCAGAACAGTTCGGTCTTGGCGAATACGGCACATACGTCGACCGCTCGCAGGGTGTGTTCGGCAAGTGGCTATATGACTACGCGATCTGAGGAGGTCACAAAATGACCGTCCTACTCAGACCAAGAGCGCTTGCCAACGTTGACGCAGCGGTCGAGGGGTTCAATCTCGTCGAGACCGTCGCCGTCGGAGATGCGAGCGTCGATTTCGTGATCACCCCGGAGGTTGAATACGCAGCAGTCCCGGTCGTCGTCGGCATCCCGTTTGTGACGCCGGTGGGTGCTCTCACGCACATCACCCGGTTTGCAGTCACTGCAAGATCGACCAGCTCGATTACCGTCACGGTGACGTTCAACGCCGCGCCCGGTGGTGCGGTTGCGACCACATGCCGGTTTGATTGCGGGCTCGTGGGCGTGCCTGCGAGGTAGACAATGGCGCATGAGATGCAGATGAAAAACGGTATCCCGGCACCGGTAAGCCGGGAGGAGGATGACGATGACGAGAGGGATCCCGCCAGTACCCGAGACGATCGACGTCGAGAACACTGATCCGGTCTACTCGACTGTCGCCGATCTCAGGACGATCGGAGACGCAACCGTCCGGGTCAGCAACGACACGAACAAGACGGTCGCTGTAACGATCCAGACAGCAGCAGGCGACGATCGCGCATTTTCGCATCCGTGCGAGACCGGCGCGATCATCCTCTCGGACACGTCGGTTGGCGGCGTGGTCGTCTCTGGGTTTTTCCCGAGCGTCGTCTCGTCGATGGACGTGCCTGCAGGAGATACGATCTATGCGTCCGTCTCAGGCTCGTTTGCGTTTGCTCGGGTCAAGGGCGTCGCCGCAGAGGTACCTGCAGCAGCGTCCGAGCTCGCAGTAGCGTGGACATTCAAGCACCGGGGTGATTGAGCTTGTACGGCGACGCAGATCGCACAATCCAGCGATCAGGAGTGACCTATCAGTCTCTCCGTCTGGCAGACGCCGCCGCGCTCACCACCCTCACCACCACTGTTTTGGAGCAGGTCTCGTCTCAGGTAGACGCATACTGCGATCGCGATTTTGACGTCCACGAGGTCACCGAGACTCGCAACGGCACCGGTCGCTATACGTTCCGGCTGCTCAACTACCCCGTGATCGAGATCGACACCCTCACAGCAGATGGCGTGGAGCTCGTTGAGGGCACGGATTACGTCGTGTCACGGGCAGGCATCGTTGAGCGGATCGGCACCACGTGGAGAGAGGCACGCCGCAACATCGAGATCACCTATACCTACGGCTACGAGATACCGCCTGCTGCTGTCGTCGGCATCGTTGAGGACGCCGTCGCCAACGCGCTTGGCAATGTGGCTCGCAACGTCGCAGCGAAGGGTGCGAGCTCAATGAGTATGGACGGGTATAGCGTCGCATACAGCGAGTTGTCACGCGTGGCCATGCTCGCACCTGAACAGCTCGGTATACTCGACCGGTACAGGCGTATAGGGGGCGCGTAATGGCGATGCATCAGGAGATCTCCCCCTCCCCCCAGAGCGACCGTGAGATCATGATGGAGATCCGAAACGATGTGCGACACATCGCCAAGTGTATGGAGGATCACGAGACCAGGATCAGGTACGCGGAATCGCGGCTGCATACCCCGGTATCGTCCGGATGCGCAGACCACGACGACCACGATCGCCGGATCCGAAAACTCGAAGCACAGCACAACCGGTGGCTCGGACGAGACGGGCTCATCGCTGCTGTCGTCGCTGCTGTGATATCGGTGATCGTCGCCGGTCTGGGTCTGGTGGGTGTACGATGACTCTGCCTGAGGAGACGATCCGGCTCGGGATCTCCGGGTATTTTGGATTGGGGATCGACGAGATCCCCGAACCCACACCCGACACGGGACCCGTAGAATCTCTGGTACGCGAGTTCGGTCAGCTGGTCGTGATCGTCTCCTGCACCACGCCTGCATACGACGAGTATGACGTATTGGACGCTGATACCAGCGTCTGGCAGCTGTCGCCGATCCGGGCGATCCTCTCGTCTCCGAGTGAGCGTGAGAACCGGGACCTCGCAGGGCGTGGACTCGACGCATCGATGCGGGCGACGCTCGGTACCGCTGTCAGAGTGCGACCGTGGCGAGACGGGCAGGGCGATCTCCTGCTGGAGATCCCGGATGCTGACATAATATCAGTCGCCGGATCCGGATCGACGTGGTCGATCACCGTCGCATATACGGGTGAGCCGTCCGGAGAGCTTGGAGTCGAGATTCTCCCGCCGCCGTCGGTCGAGGTCGTGTATGAGGTAGAGTTCGACGAGCACGAGCTGCGGATCGTCGGTCTCGAGCTCGACCAATACCGGGTATACCGGATCGTCGAGGCTCGTAACGACAGGCACCCGTTTTTGGGGATCACGAAACACAGCCTATACCTCCAGGAGGTGCAGGGCCGATGAGCTATGAGATCAGCGTTGGTCGTCTCCCGGAGATCGATTACTCACGCCTGATCTCGGAGGGGCTCTGGGTCTCTGCTGAGAGACTCAGGCAACAGTGGCAGGATAATCTGGAGGAGGGCAAGGGCGCGACCGGCGATCACGGACGCCCGTATATCGCTACAAGTGAAGCATACAACGATCTGACCGTAGATCCGGCAATGCCCGGATCGCAGGAATACCGGATTGGCGGTGATGTGATCCAGCTGGAGGTCGCTGAGTACGGGCAGGAACCCGGACAGATGCCGGGATACGACGCGATCGCGCGATGGGCGCGGGAGATCCAGCTCGCTCCGCATGAGGGCGACACGTTCGACGACATGGTCAACGCGATCAGGTTTGCGATCCATCGGCGTGGCCTACCTGCGTTTGCTCCTGGCCTGCTGGCAGACCAGATCATATCTCCGGGCGTAGCAGCAGAGATCGAGAAACGAATCGAGAAACACCGGCAAACGAGCCGATGAGGAAACTACAATGACACACCCAAACGAGGGCCTTTTATGGGCACGATTGAGCCGTCCGTCCTAAGTACGGCGGTGATCCGCGATCTCCTGAGAGATGGGATCCGGACAGGCATAGACGATCCGGCGTCCGCGAAACGACCGACAGAATCGCAATTCGTCGCGACCACATACCCCGATCGATCAGTATACTATCCCCTGATCGTCGTCGGTGAGGTCTCGGATCGGTCGTATCGTCCGGACATCCGGGCTGAAGTGTGGAAACATACCTATGCGGCACAGATCATGATCCACGCCAAATCCATGACGCAACTATACCAGCTGCGTGACGGCGTACGCGCGTGGATCGAGAACAACATCCGCACGCTTGAGCAGGCGGGGTATATGGACGCTACGGTCTCGTCGTCGTCATCGGCGACATGGGATGCGGCGGCGACAATATACCGGTGGCGGCTCGTCGTGACGGGCACGGTGTGGACCGCACCGGGAGAAGAGGAGGAATCAGAATGACAATCAGATACTTACATGGCGTCCAGGGGCAGGTGTCCTGGGGCGTAGAGGGAACAGCATATTCGAAAGCAGCGACTGTTACAAGCGTATTCGGACTCGTTGGTGGATCGATCCAGTGGCCGACGGCAAACCCACTCTCAGCAGAACCGACAGCCGGACACAGGAGAGCCCCATACCTGCACGCACGGGAGCAGTATGATCACTCGTTCTCTGTCGGCTACAAAGTGCAGGGCGGCGCTTTGCTGCCGTGGGCATGTGCGCTCGGTGCATCCGACGCGATCAGCGGGACGGGGTATACCGGGTTCAAATACACGGAGGAGGACAGGCTGCCGACGATTACGGTCGAGCACGACCAGAAAGACGCGAATTTACAGGAGTTCTTCATCGGGTGCAAATCCGATCTGAGATTATCGGCACGACAGGGAGAGGCACTCCAGGCGACACAGGATTTTGTCGCAGCGAGCCGCGATCCCACAGAAGGCACGCCGTCGTTCCCGGAGATCTCGATCCCGACCACAGACCCCTATATGTTCTGGCAGACGGGGATCGTGACCCTGAAAGACGGTGCGAGCGTTGACAAGGTCGCCAGCGTAAGCGGTTTTGATTTGGCGTGGAAAAACGGGCTGGAGGCGAAAAACGCCGGTGGTGGACGAGACGCCTATTACGTCGTTGAGAACGAGGTCGCCGGTCGATACGACATGAAACTGACGATCACCCCGACCGACAAAACGTTCTACGACCTTGCAATCGCCAACAACGGCAGCATTGACGTCGAGATCCCGCTCATCCGGACAGGTGCGAGTACAGCAGCGGCAACAGACGCGATCATCATCGAGCTGCTCGACTGCCAGATCATCGACGCACCGATCCCGCTCACCGAAAAGGGAGAGGTACAGTCCGAGATCACGCTTGTACCTCTTGAGACTGAGATATACCAGAGGATACCGTCAGCATGACCCCCGATCTGAATTGGCAGGACGCCTGCTCATTTTTTGAGCAGCAGCGCAACGAGACGAAAGAGATCGTGTTTTCGCTCGGAACCGACCGGGAGATCCGGTTTGTGATCAGGCTGATCTCGCAGGGCGACAAAGACCGGATCGAATCGAGCACTATCAAAAACCGGTCGCGTCGGCACGATTCCGGAATAACGGCTGATGATCTCGCGGGAATCAAGCGTGCGGCGATCAAGGCGGGTGTTGTTTCGGGTCCCGCGGGGTGGACAGGATCTGATCAGGACATTGCAGCACTCCCGGCGACGATCAGAGACGAGCTTGCAGACTCGATCCAGCAGTTCTCCGCGCTCGACGAAGAGACGAGGATAGGGTTTCGTTGACTGGGGGCGCGGAATTGCGATCGGTGTGTCTGAGGTCTGGGAGCGGCGGGTCATGGAGGACGCGATCTGGTGGAGCGAATACGGGTGTCCCTTCGATGCGTACTCCGTACTACCAGCCAACGAGTACCGGGCACATCTCGCAATCCTCGAAGGTCGGTCAATCCGGATCCGCGAAGAGCAGAATAAGAGGAGGTAGAGTATGATCTCACAGACAACGATCCTGTATGCTGCACAGGGCGTGGAGGATGTCGTCCAGGCAGAGCGGCGGGTGAGAGGTGCGATTAGTGAGACCGCTCGCACCGCTGCGAGAGACGAGGCGAAGACGAAGCGGTGGATGGAGCAGCACAAGACCGCATTGCTCGCAATCGGAGCAGCCACAGGCGCGGCAATGGCGGCGATCATCGCCTCATCACCGTCACTCTCAGCCTCACTCGGTGAGGTGCATCTGTGGTTCAGCATGCTCGCTATGGAGATGGGCGAAAACGTCGCTCCTGTGTTCGAATGGCTCGCATCGCTGACAGAGACGCTGTACACGTGGTTCACCGAATTACCAAAGCCGGTACAGACGCTGATCTCGTATATTGCTCTGTTGGTGCTAGGGCTCGGTATAATCGTCCCGCTGGTCGCCGGTATGATCTGGTCGCTCGGGATGCTGAAAGCGGCGTTTGTGGGTCTGTCTATGCCTGCTCTCGTCGTCGGTGGTGCTCTGACAACGCTCGGTCTGATCGTCGGTGTCCTCGGTGGTCTGGTGCTCGGTGGAGTCGGAGTGTGGGCGCTCTGGAAACTCGGAGTCATACAGGCAGTAGAGGACGCCGGGGCGTCTGTTGGACGATTTGCGTATAATGCGGGTGTCGTCGTCGGTAATCTGTCGAGGAACATCATAGACGGGCTCAAACTCCTGGCAACCTCAGCGGCGGTCTATGGTGCTGATTTTGCGCTCTCGTGGGCGGATGGCGTCGCCAAGAATATACCGATCGTTGGAGGTCGGATCTCGGAGATGATCGGATCTGTCAGGTCGGTGCTCGACAGTGCCAAGACGGATCTTGCGGCACAGTGGGAGGATTTCGACCTCACCGGTGGTCTGACTGTCGGTATGCAGGTGGGAGAGCTCCGACCAGGTCGCACCGTATCAGACGCAATCGCCGGCGCTGATACTGCTGTATTCGGTGGCGGTGTCGATACCTCGTCGTCACAGGCAGAGCTCCAGCGTCTGCAAGAGCTGATGCAGGAGTTCAACAGCACCATGCCTTCAGAGACGGCCGCTGCTGCTGCTGATACCAACGCCGCTCTTGCCGGTCTGGATACCGGTCTCTCAACGACAGCAACCAACGCAACAGCCACAAAAACTGAGATGGAACGATTACAGGCTGTGATGGGCGGATTCAACAGCCGCACGCCGGGACTCTCTCAGACAGCCGATGACGCCAAAACAACAGGCGACGCGGTCAAAACCACAGCCACAGATACAGCCACAGCAGCAGCAGAGATCGAGCAGTCTCTCAGTGCAATGGACTCGGGCTTCAGCGATACCTCTGCGTCTGTCACAGCGACCACAGCGGCGATGACCACGACCGTATCAGGCCAGTTCGACTCAGTCGCACTCTCCGGTGGTCGGTGGGGCTCGGATCTCATGGGGCGGTTCATCGCCGGGCTCAACAGCAGGCAGGGCGAACTGTCGGCACGACTCGCAGCGATCCGGGCGTCGATTGAGAGCGCTCTCTCGTTCGACATCCGGAGCAACGATCTCGCTGCCGAACGCTGGGGCCGGGATCTGGGGCAGTACTTTGCATCCGGTCTCTCAGGTGAGATCGGGACTGTGGCCGGGGTGTCCGGAGGATACCGCGCTGCTGCCATGCCGTCGTCGGTGTCGTCCTCCTCCTCGTCTACGTCCGTCAACCTCGGAGGCGTGAGTATCAATATCAGCGGTGCTGATACCGGAAAACTCGACGAGGCGAAACTCGCACGGCTGATCACGCAGCAGGTCAAGACAGAGGTCGGATCGGCTGTGAGGGGGAGAGCAAGATGAGCCTGTATACTGAGTACAGGCTCGAGAAATTGGGTGTGGTGATCGCGTACCTCACCCCGATCGGCGGGATCAACGCCGTATCCAAAGCCAATATTTTTGCTGCGGATCGCGCCAGGGGCAAGGGGACAATTGCCCGCGACAATCTCCAGATCCGGCACGAGGTCGTTGTTCAGGGCGATTTCGTGCATTCCAACGATCTCCCCGCCGCGCACCGGGCGGCGTTGCAGTCTCTGTTTGCGACCTCGCAGGTGACGCCGGACATGCAGCGGCGGCGGGTGGATGCCGCACGGCTCGCAGTCGGAGGTCAGTTCAATCTCTACCTCGGGGGAGATCGGTATACGGCGACATCTGAGGTCGGCGTGTCGTATGCCAGAGACGGCAATACCTATCCGCAGGTGACGATCGATGAGTTTCGGTGGGATTGGGACGGCAACCCGAGCAAGATCGCGTACACGCTGAAATTCATCGTCGGATTCGAGCGCAGCAGCGGTGAGGAGGAGAGCTGATCGTGATCGAGACTACGCTCACCTGGGACTATTATGAGGTCGATGTGTCGGTGCTGGTCTCTCTCCCTCTCACCGAATATTTCGGACTCATCGCTGAGGAGCAACCGACACCGGCAAGCAGGGGCGAGGAGTGGACTGTCTATTCCGACGCCGTCGAGCTGCCGACACCGGTTTCTGGCAGTATTACGGACGCATTCAGCCGGTACGCCCGGAAAGCGGCGGTCTCGTTCTATGACCCGGACGGAGATCTGGCTCTGCTATACCCGCTCAGCACGCCGATCCAGATCCATATCGACGACTCGCTCCGTTTCGGCGGCTACGTCTCGCAGGTGACGACAGACGACGATCTCGTCTCGTTAGACCTGTTGGCGTTCGATTTCTGGCTCCGGTCCCGCTCTGTGTGGTATGCGTATACCGACGAGACGATCTCTGATATTCTCGAGGATCTGGTCACCCGGTATACCCCGCTCACCTGGGACGCCGGAGAGGTTGAGATCACAAACGACGACACCCTCAACCGGACTTGGAAAGGGGAGACGCTCGATACCGTGATCGAGGAGTTGCTCGGAGCCAGCGCCAACGAGGAGTATGGAGCCGATGACCAAGGAGTATTCTACTGCCGGCCCCGCGAATCGAGACGGTCACCGCGCGATTTCATCGCCGGAGAGTACACCGATCCGGAATTCGACGAGGATGCGCGTGTCGCCGTCAACAAGGTGACGATCTATTACGGGCAATCTCCGAGCACCGGCGCGATCTCTGTGCAGGATCTGGCAGGACAGGCGGCGCTGCAGGCGATCTTCGGCTCACCTCGTCCTGTGGTGATCGAGACGATCCGGACGTACCCGGAGATCGCGACGGAGGACGAGGCGCGATCCAAAGCGGAGGCGATCCTCCGTAATCGGACGACGATCACCACCGGTGAGCTGACGACATGGGGCGCTGCAGCGGTGCGACCGGGCGATGTGTGCCGGGTGGAGATCCCGGATCAGCAGATCGATACAGACTACCGCGTGGCACAGATCGAATACTCGTATCCGGGCGGTGAGACGGAAATCAGGCTCGCCGAGAACGAGGACGGGGTGGTTGATATCCTGGTGGAGCTGTCCGACGAGGTGAGCCGGATTGATGCGCGTGACGCGGATCCGGACGCGACCGTCCTCGAGATCGTGCAGCTGGACGAACCAGTCCGGATCGAGGTCGATGTGGAGATCTATACCCGGTCTGTTCCGTCGTCCATGTTTGTTTTCGGGCGCTCAATAGGAGCAGAAACGGTAATCGGAGACAAGAGAGGAGAAAGGACACAGGTGATATAATGCTACTGAACCAGGGACGGAACAGCATCAGAGAGTTGATCCGATCCAGTATCGACACGGTACGGATCGGGACCGGCACGACACCGGAGACGGGCGCAGATACCGCGCTGGAGACACAGATCGCGTCCAAAACGGCGAGCACGTGGAACGGTGCGACGGGCGAGACGAGAGCGCGCGGGCGGCTCTCCACAGCCGAACAGAACGGCGAGTCGCTCGCAGAAGGCGGCGCAACGCTGGATGGTGTGCTGTGCAGCAGGAAAACGCATTCCACGCTTGAGAAAACGGCGCTGATCGAGGTCGAGTATGAGATCGTATACAGGGTGGTGACGGTATGAGGATTTTTGAGGATGGCGATCATCTGCACGGGGCGGTGATGACCGCGATTGCGAAACTGTGGCCTACGGGAACCTGTGTCCTGATCGGCTGCGGGGTCGCTGGCTCACCGTCGGCGCTTGATCTGACGGCCAATGCCGGGCTCGTCTCTATTGCCGGTGCAAGCGTGGTCACAGCAGGCGATACGGTGACGCTGTCAGCAGCGACGTTTGACCGGTACGATCTGGTCACGGTTGATTCTGACGGCGATATCGTCGTCACGGAGGGCACGTCTGCTCTGGTTGTGCCAGAGATCCCGGCGGATAGCGTGCCGATCGCGATCTGTCTCGTCGAGGTAGACCAGACGACGCTGCCTGACGACCGTATCCAGGATATACGGGTGCTGTCATCGTTTCTGCGCGCACAGGTGATCGAGTCGTATATATTCCAGGTGTTGGCGTCCGACGATGTCCGATTTGAGGACGCGGGCGGCTACAATACAAGCGCGGTCTCAACGTGGACGAAAATGGTCGAGTATTCCGTTCCGAAAGCTCTGTCCTCCGGCTCAATCGTCCGGGTCAATGCGACGGCGACCGCGACGAATGCGGGCTCGAAATACCGCGTGTATGTCAATGGCGTGGCAATCGGCGCGGAACACGTCGTCGCAGTCCATGGAGGATCGATATCGGGTAGCGACGACATCGAGATCCAGCGCGGCGACGACATTGAGATCTGGCTCTACAATTTCGCTGGAGGCACCACCACCGTGACGGGGATCGAGATCTGCTACACCAACACATTCGAGTCGTGGGGCACGTCGACGCCGTAACGGTGTGTCCAACGTGTCTAACTTTTTTGAGACTACCGACACCAATATTTTTTGTGTCTAACCTGTCCAACGTTTTCTGGAGTAGCGGCACCAATATTTCGAGAGAACAATTTCAATAAATTCTAAAGTGTCTAACTTGTCCAACTATATTCTAAATCTATACTATATACAAATATATAGTACATATAGGGGGGGAATAGGGGCCTCCGGGGTTGGACAGGTTGGACACGTGCGCGTATAGATACGTATATATATATGGTCGTGGAATTACAGGTATGAACTCTCCAATTTCTGAGACCGAGGCGATCACGATCATCCTCATGATCGCCGGTGTGTTTGCGGTGCTGCCGTTTTGGCAGTCGTCCGCTCTGATCGCCGGGGTCGGATACCTGGTATTCGTCGCCGGTGGGTACTACGCGGCACGCAAGATCGGCGCAACCGCCAACAACCTCTTCATCGTCCTGATCGGCGCTGTTGTTTTGGCTGCTGTCCTGTTCTGGGCGCTCGACATTGCGGGTGCTGTCGTCAGCTCTGCTCTGCTGGGCGTGTCATGGCGGCTGGACGCGCTGTATCTGTCAGCGCTGTACATTGCAGCAGTGATCGCGCTCCTGCTCCAGCTGCCGGCGATCCGGTCGTTGTCTGCTCCGGCGTAGATCCGGGGCGCCTCTTTTTTTCTCGTTTCCGTTCGGTTGGTCGGTATGTATATATAGTATTAGAGCTAATAGTATATTGTAGCAGGGAGACCTGCGAGGACGTGAAGAAAATGCAAATAAAATTGTCAAGAAAAGCGATTGTTGGTGCGATCCTGCACAACAACGACGCGGCGTATAGCGGGGTGGAAAAAGTTGTTGTTGGGATTTTCGCCAACGGCGAAGCGGCGATGTATCCCACAAATTACGGACATATCCGGGGTATTCGATCCATCGACCCACAGGACTTGGTGCGGACACCAGACGACGATACATATATGTTCCGGCGCGAGGCTCACGGTGAGCTGGTTGCAGAGGGATGCGTCCGCGATGTTGGATCGTTGGAACGCACAGCGGATGAAGACGCGCTCATCAACGAGCGCGCCAACGCATACGTGCGCGCGTGGTCGGAGCAAATAGAGTTTCTCGAATCGTTGGGGGGACTCACAATCGCGTGGGTGGAGTAGACCGCCCAGAATACCATTTTCTGGTTGGTCGGTATGTATATATAGTATTGAGTATAATAGTATATTGTAGCAGGGAGACCTGCGAGGACGTGAAAGAAAATGAACGCACAAGAATTTGAAGCAAAACTCGAGAGAATAGCAGAAAACGAACACCGCAACACAGAAGAGGCGCGGTGTGACGTGGAGAGCGTGCTCCTGGACATCGGAACCGCAATCAGAGAGTGGGATCGGGAGGATGTCAACGAGCTGCTCGGACTGCTCCAGCTCCTGAAAGAGACTGCCAGATCGTGGGGTATGACCTGGGGTCTCGAATATTACGGGGTCGATATGACGGATCTGCCATCGGAGCAGATCCCAGAACACCCCACCGGGCTCACCGTGTGGGCTGTCGACAAGCGCGGCCGGGCTCTCGTTGGTGCAGCAGCCGACGAGAACGAGAACATACAGACGATCATGGAGATGGAATAGATGAGCTACATAGACGAGCAGTGGCCCCACCACGGGGCACGCATGGTCAGAATCCGGGAAGCCGGGCTCTATGACGAGTACATAGATGTGTACTCGAGGATCTACCACGAGCGGATCCCGGATCCGTTCGAGGTCGGGAACATGGCAGAAGCCGTGATCTCCGATGAGTGCAAAGTCGTGGCTTCGGCTGAGGTCTGCCACAAGCACGGCCTCGACCAGTACGAGGAGGAGGAGGAAGAGGAATGACCGCTCCTGCCTGCCCCACCTGCGGGGCTGCTGAGATGACCAAGGCGGGGACAGCTCCCCGGTCAGGCCGCCGTGTGCAGCGGTGGCAGTGTCGGAAGTGCGGGCGGATCACCACCACCGCACCAGCACCCCCATGTATATAGGTATATATATGTGGACATCCAATGTGGTGTGATGACAGACGAGAGAAAATGCCCCGACTGTGGAGGCGAAACCGTGCGCTACGGCGTCGTTTGGTCAGGGCGGCGCCGGGTGCAGCGGTACATCTGCAAGGACTGCGGGCGCCTGGTTTACAGCGCACCGACGAAACACAAAAAGGAGACAAACGAAAATGACACGAAAGGAAATTAGCGGAAATGAATATTTCACGACCGTGGCACAGTTTCTGGCAGAAACAACCGGGAGAGTTGAGATCATAGAGATCATCGAGAGCGGCGTTCCGAAACTACGATCCGTAACATGGCTACCAGACTGTGTAATAAACGACAGCGCGCGCGCTGTTGTCGCCAAGGACGGCAAATACTGGCACGTTGTGGGGAACAGCCTGCGGGGCGATGACGCATGAAATTGTTCATCCCGCATCTCCTATGAGGCATTTGCCGAGGATCGGACAGATTGTTGAACACGAAATTATAGGTGAAAAATGAGAAAAATCTACGAGGCTCCGCGCAAACCGCGCACGGAGAGCCAGAATATTGTATGTGAGGATCAGAGAACCTCACTGTATGCACGGACGATCGAACACACCCCCGCCAACGAGGCACGGCTGCGAGGGATCGCATGAGCGATCTGGTCGTGTACTCGGGGGAGGAGATCCAGCTCATCAAAGAGACGGTTGCTGCTGGATGCACTGAGACGGAGTTCGCTTTGTTGATGCAGCTCTCCAAGACGTGGCAGCTCGACCCGTTCCAGAAACAGATCTGGGCGGTGAAATACCCGAACTCACCAGCCGCGATCTTCTGCGGGCGTGACGGGTTCCTGGCAATCGCTCACCGGTCGGGTCAGTTCGACGGCATGGAGAGCGGAACGGAAACCGACGAGAACGGCAAAACAATAGGCTGGTGTCGTGTCTGGAGGAAGGACATGAGCAGACCGTTCCATGTCCGCGTACCTCTGGCAGAATACGAACAGCGGGACAAACAGGGCAACGTCACCAAGTTTTGGAGGACGAAACCACAGACAATGATCACCAAGGTCGCTGAAGCACAGTGCCTCCGAAAAGCGTTTTCTGTCTCCGGTCTCTACTCCCCGGAGGAGTTCGACGACGCACCACAGCAGCAGCAGGTGCAGCGCCCGATGAAGGACATCACACCACAGGCTGGCGTGCTCGTCTGCGACACCTGCGGGATCGCTCTGCGGGACGACGACGCGCTCAAGACGATCCGGGAGCATTCCAAGCGCGACATGTGCCGCACCTGTTTCCAGGCGTGGTACACCCAGCAGCGGGACCAGGCGGGTGAGCAGGCGTGAGCATAATGCGCGAGATCACCGTTGGCTGCTCAATCCGGCAGCTCGAAAACGGCGAATACTTCGCCGATGTGCGCGGGTATCCGTGCTCCGGTTCCGGTCGGACAGTGGCGGTCGCGCTCGGTGAGGCACAGGCAGAGCTGGAGGAGTTTTTGGGCGGCGTCACGAAACAACCGGTCTCTGTGCGAGCAGAAATCCTATCGGCACGCGCTGAAATGCGCGTGACCGTCGAGGACACCAGGCAGATGACGCTCAATCTGGATGGCGTGGAGGTCGAGGCATGATCAGATACACGCTCACCAACGGCGGTTCTGACGCGGTTTCGCTCCGCGTCTGCATCAGCGAGGAGCACAACACCGCCACATCCGCACAGGAGCGCCTCTCATACCTACTCTCGATCCTCGACACGGGCACGGTGCGGTCACAGCCCCCGATCATCCGCAGACAGTGGACAGACGCAGAGCTCGCGGTAATCTCCAGGGCGGTCTCTCCTGCCGACGCCTACCAAAAATACCGGGCTGTGTTCCCGGACTCAACGCGCACAGAGTATTCCGTGATCAAAAAATACGGAAAGCTCCGCAGAGAGTGGGCGGAACTGCCAAAAGACGACCCGGAACCAGCAGAAATGGAGCATATACTCGCGCACCACGAAATACCGGATGCACCGATCTGCACCGGCGACGAGGTCACGCTCCACGAGCAGGAGCCGGAACCAGAGCAGGATCAGCCGGTGATCTCGTGCCGTGACCACGACGAGCAGAAAACGCACAAGAAAAACTCATGGCTGCCCGACGAGGACGAGGTCGTCCGAAAAGCGGAAACGCTGGACGAGGCGATCCGCATGCACGGTGGAGCGTTCCCCGGCAAGAGGACAGCGGGTGCAATCGGTGCGCGGTGGAGGACGATGAATCCGACCCCGCTGCAGAAAATCAAGGACGTTGCCGCGTCTACGGCTACGTCGGATCTTCCAGCGCGCGGAGCAAACGTCCGCATTACCGGAAATGTAGGTAGAGCCAGCGGCAAAACCGGGACAGTGATCCGGCGCGATCAGAGGATTGGTGAGATCCTGGTCAACGCGGGTAACGAGGGGTGCGTCTGGCTGAAGCCGGAAGATGTCGAGGTGATGGAATGATCCCCGCCGATCTATCTCCTCTTGCGAGAGCCGTCGCACTCGACCGACAGATCGCGGATCTGGAACTGGAGATCGCGTCGCTGAAACAGCAGCGCGAAGCGTTTGTCAAGGTCGCAATCGAGGACGGCATCCGGTCAGACGGCGTCTACGAACTCAAAACCAAAACCCGCCGCTCAATCGACGCCAAACGGTTCAGGGCGCTCTATCCGACAGTCTACGACGACATCGCTGTGATCTCAGCAACCGCTGCTGAGAAGATCCTCGGGAAAGAGCTGCTCAGACACGCCGTCATGACGCGGTACCCCGAGCAGTTCGAGGCAGCAGCGACCGTCAACGTCACCGACGCCGAGAAACGGCTCGGAAAAACCGGACTCCCGCCGGAGGTCGTCGTCGTCAACACGATCCCCGGGTCCATCAAGATCGTCAGGATCGGTGAGATCGATGAGTGAGATCGTCGATACGCTCACAGCGATCCGTGCGTCGTCTGCTCTGCTCGAGCGCGCGATCCTCACTGCGGCGACCAGCGATGATATCGACTCCTGCGATCGAGCGGACATCCTGTATCACCTGCGCCGGAACCGGCTGCACGTCGATCTGACTGCAGGACGGCTCCACCAGATCGTGCTCTCCGGAGGTGACGCAGAATGAAATCGATCACCATCGGAGTCACGGTCAACCTCGACAGATACGAGAATCTGAGAGTAGACGTGACCGACGACGATCCGGACAGAGCGATTGATCTCGTCTGTGAGACGCTCGACCGGCTCGGTCGATCCGATCCAGAGACCTCTGCTGCAATCGATTCGTATCGCAGACGGGTGTTTGGTGTGCGAGAGAGTGCACAGACACCCGCGCACACTCACAGAGAGGCACCGGGTAACGCCGAGGATCGTGTACCGGAGCAGATCGCGACCTCTCCCACACCAGAACACACCCCACCAGAGACCCCGGCTCAAAACGGCAATATGGAGTGGGCGGTTGACCCCGCAAAACTCGACCGCGTATGCAGCAAATGCGGTACTGCACTCACAGAGGCGGACGCGGTTTCATCGGCGCTTTTCAACTCCGGCGCCGTTGTGTGCCGCAAGTGCCGGTATCCCGGTCTTGAGAGCTCAAAACAGGCACCACCACCAATGGAGACGACAGAACCGGTCTGCGTGGTCTGTGGGTTGTCCGCGCTTAATACCGGCGGTCTGAGTGCGGGCGGAAAATGCGCAGCCTGCATGGAGTTCGACGCAAAATCTGAGGCGGCGAAACCAAAACCAACTCAGAAAACAATTACACCAACTCAGACACCGAAAAAACCACCGATTACGAAACAGACCGTAGAAAAGGCAGCAAAAGATCCAACCGCTGCTCCAACATACACCTGCGAGGCGTGCGGTGTCGAGATCGCACGGGTGCAGCACGACGTGAGTCAGCTGTTCAACAACCGCGATCTCTGCAAGGCATGCATGAAGCAGCAGCCGCTGGAGCGTGCAGCATGAGCGGTGATTGCGCGACCTGTATCCACGCGATCCCACGGTGGACCCGGGCGTGGAACGGGCACATGAGCCGACCGGTGCTGGTATTCGGCTGCAAAATATCAGGGTGCCAGTATGAGGCTGCAACCGCACCGGCGCTTGAGGAGGCGGAGGCATGACCAACATACACCACGAAATATACCGGAAACTCGAGGCGGTCATCGAAGAGATCGAGGGTGAGATGATGGGGGGTCGTGGTATGATGGATTGTCGGATCGAGTGCCACGGGTGTCCGTTTGCGAGATTTGACGACATATGCGTTGCTTATGGCGTTGTCGGTCTTTTCCGGGCACCCGATGTGGACGGGCACGACGAGGAGGACGAGGAATAATGCCCATCCTCTATATTGCCGGGCCATATTCGGCACCGACGAAACAGCAGCGTGACGCCAATATCGCCGCTGCGCGTGAGGCTGCTCTGCAGGCATGGGACGCCGGGTGGACTGCAATCTGTCCGCACCTCAACACGGCACGGTTCGACGACTATCTCGATCTGCCAAACGAGCGGTATATAGCGGGAGACCTGGAGATCATCCACCGGCTCGATCCGGCACGGGGCGACGCTCTGTATATGTTGCCGGGCTGGCAGGAGAGCAACGGGGCACAGCTGGAGTTCCGGCGTGCGTTTGTACGGAGATTGCCGATCCACTGGGGCACAATGCCGGTGTGCGAGGGGTTGCCAGAATGACCCCCACCGTTTTTGAGCGCGCCGAAGCCGCGTATCACCGATTCGTGCCGATTGAGGAGGCAGGATACGAGGTGCACCGGAAACTGGACGCGCAGCTCATCCGCATGACCGCCGAGCTCGACGCAGGCAACCCGGTCAACGCCGAGAAATACGCAGGCTCGATCCTAACGATCTGTGCGCTGTTCGGGGAGCGGGGTGAGCAGGCATGACGCTCACGATCACCCCCCGCAGTGCTGGTGGTGTGACGATCTCCGGCGACGGGTTCACCACGCCGGTCAACGGCGACCAGTTACAGGACGCTCTGTTTTTCGAGCACTCGATTGCTCTGCCGCCGGATCTGGTGCTCCGTGCAACCCACGGTGTGGTGATCATTGCACGGCCTGGTATCGTGCATTGGTGCCACCGGGGCGATTTCGTCGATGTTGTCCGGGGCATGCTGCCAAAACTCCACGCTGAGGTGTGGAGATGAGTATCACCGTATCGCAGGAGATGCACGCGCAGGTACAGCCCGGATACAAGATCTGCGCTGATTGTGGGCAGATGTTGCCTCTCGACGATTATCACTACAACGCCCGCGCCTCGGATCTCCGTGTCTCGACATGTAGGAGCTGCCTCAAACGACAGCGAGCCGCACGGAAAGCGCGATCCAAGCTCCCGGAGCCGGAGCCCGTCACCTATCAACCGTCGATTGTCTCACCCGCACTGTTTGATCCGGCTGAGGTCGTCGCCGGGTGGGACGCAGGAGAGACAATACAGAGCCTCTCGGAAAAACACCAGCGCACCCCGAAACACATATCCCGGATCATCCGTGCTGCCGGGAGAGAGACGTACACACACAACCCGTGGAAAGGCAAAAAACGCCCGATCCCTGCTGACGTAAACACCCGACGCTGGACACCTGCTGAGGATGCGGTGATCCGATCGTGTTCGTCGCCGACTGACGCAATGGCAACGTATGAGGCAGCATACCCAAAACGGAGGACACAGAACGCGATCCGGAAACACTACCACGACCTGCGGGCACTGGGGCGATCACAATGATGATCTCACAGTGTGAGGAGTGCAGGCACAGCACCGGCACGGGCTCAAACCCCGTCGTCTGCTCATACCTCGGTGTACGAGGCTACGACAACGAGGACGCGCTGGTCGATCTCGGTACGTGCGCGCGGTATGCGCCGCCGGTGGTTGCAGACATGAGGGCGGTCGCATGAGCTCAGTACGTTGGACGCCGGAACAGGCAGAGGCGTATATGGAGGCGCGGAAGCCGGAACGGGCGCCGAAACAGCCTGAGAAAATACCTACAGAACACGAGGAACAGGTTGCTTTCGTCACCTGGTTCCGGCGGAGTTACCCGGACGTCCGGATCATTGCGATACCGAACGGTGGAGCGCGGCACCCGAAAACGGCGGCTGATCTCAAAGCCGAAGGGGTGTTGCCGGGTGTCCCGGATCTCTTCGTCCCTGCGTGGCACCTGTGGATCGAGATGAAACGCCGGAAACGCGGGTACCTGTCCGATGAACAGAAGGACTGGATCGCGTATCTCTACGGCGCAGGATACAACTGTATCGTCGCACGCGGAGCAGAGGACGCGATCGAACAGCTGGAGGGGACGATATGAATGAAATACGCATAGATCAACAATTCAAGAGCTGGATCGCTCCATTAACACAAGACGAGTTTGAGCAGCTGGAAGCTAATATTCTGAAGGACGGCTGCCGCGATCCGCTTGTGGTGTGGAACGATGTAAACGGCGGGTGGCCGGTTCTAATCGACGGGCACAACCGATACACAATCTGCACAAAACACAACATCCCGTTTAAAACAATCGATATGCAGTTCGAGAGCTACATTGAAGCCAAGAACTGGATCGTGTATAACCAGATTGGTCGTCGAAACATTACACCCGACCAGAGGCGATACCTCATCGGCAAGTTGTATCTGGAGGAGAAGAAGGAGCAGGGGGGAGATAGGAAGTCTGATGATTTTTCAAGAGGAAACAATTTCCCCTTGAAAACAGCCGAACGTATCGGGGAACAGTTCGGGGTGTCTGATCGGACGGTCAAAAATAACGCGGATTACGCGGATGCTGTCGATACAATCGCCGATACCTATGGGGATGAATCACGCGACGCAATCCTCAGTGGTACCGCGAAGATGACCAACAAGGAGGTTATTGAGACCGCCAAAACACTACCAGAACAACCACCAAAGGAACGCACCAGCCTACCCACATTCAACCAGACCAACGACAACATTGAGTGGGCGCGGTGGAGCTGGAACCCGGTTACGGGGTGTCTCCATGGTTGCTCATATTGTTATGCCAGAGACATTGCCAACCGGTTTTATCCGGAAAAATTCGAACCAACATTCCGCCCGGAACGCCTAACCGCTCCACAAAACACGAAGCCCCCGGCGGCTGGGGTTGATGATATAGGTTTCCGAAACGTCTTCGTTTGTTCGATGGCGGATCTCTTCGGAGACTGGGTACCCGACGAATGGATAGAGCAGGTAATCGACGCGGTCAGAAACGCCCCACAATGGAACTTTATATTCCTGACAAAGAATCCAAAGAGGCTTCCTGAATGGGATTTTCCTGATAACGCATGGGTTGGTACCACCATTGATACACAGGATCGTATCGAAGCGGCGGAAGAAGCCTTCTCCAGAGTCAAAGCGAGTGTTAAGTTTGTATCATGCGAACCTCTACTTACACCGCTCCGTTTCAACCGCCTACATTATTTCGATTGGGTTATCATCGGGGGCCAGAGCCGGAGTAGTGGGGGACAAGAAAACCAACCGGAGTGGGAATGGGTCGAGGATCTTGTAAACCAATGCCGGGGCGATAGTGTTGCAGTCTACTTCAAACCAAACCTCACCGTCAGGCCACGCGAATACCCCAGGGGTGTATGATGCCGGTGGTAAATGGTATGGGGCAGTCTCGATCTACCGTCCCAAAACAGGAGAAGTTGGAGGCGATCTTCAACCAACACCTCAATGTTGTTAATGTGATTCGTAAGAACTACCAAAACGAGGGGTGGTCGTTCCCAGGATATGTCTATATCGATGCTACAGCCGGGTGTGGAGACAACACAGAGGTTGGAGCACCCGGATCACCAAAGGTCTTTTGTAAATGTGTTGAAACGTTCGATTTACCCCACACCTGCCACTTGATAGACCGGGAGCCTCACAACACATCAAATTTACACAACCTTTTTGAGAACAACCCAAACGTGAAGATATACACGGGAGAAAACAGCGATGTACTTTATGATGTCATTGGAACACTCCGAGGCACACCGTTCGGTTTAATATATTTCGATCCAAATGGCGTTCCCGACTTTGACTATATTGGCACGATCTGCCAACACCCGGCTTTAAAGAAGATTGACGTTCTGATCCGATTTTCGGCAACCGCAATTAAAAGAGTGCGCACGGTATTTGATAACCACACTCTAAAAGAGTATATTTCGTCTATCCCAAAACAATGTTGGGTGATTGGTGAGGTTGCTCACAAAGATCCGTGGCAATCGATGTTTGCGCTTGGTCTTAACCAAAAGATCCACGGATATGACCGATATGGGTTATATCCCATAGACTCTTCGAGTGGTAGTGTGCTTTTACGGAGGCTCAACTACACGGTAAAAGAGCTTTCAGATCCACTACCCGGACAAACAACGATTTTCGATTTCGGGCAGGCGGTGCGGGCATGACCGCCACCATCACTCCCGGCACGTCTACCGAGCACGAAGGTCTCTGGGTCGGGTCGCTCAAACCGACGCCGACACACAGCGCACGAGACGATCCGAAAATCGCCGCCAGGCTCTGGCTCCGTCGAGCAAAAGCCAATCCTGCCACAATCGACACACTACGCGCTGCTGAGACCTGGAGCTGCCGGGATACCGATGTACCGTTCTGGCAGGCAGTGTCTGTCGAGCTCTTCAGCGGCAACGGTAACGCACCGGCACCCGTTGTCACCCAGGAGACCCGCGCGCATAAACCAACAGACGGTTTATCGGAGATCTCAAATCCAATCCCCGAACCGCTGCGAGAGTGTCGGTTCATCCTCGTCGGTGCGAACTCCAAACGGGCAATTGAGCCGAAATGGCAGACGGATCGAAACTACGCACACGACGATCCGCACCTGCTGCAGCACATTGCAGGCGGCGGTAATTACGGTGTCATGGTCGCAGGCGGGATCTGTGTGCTTGACGCCGACGATCCGCACGGACTCGCAGAGACCGGGGCGCTCACCGGGCTCATGGGCACGTACACTGTCCGGACGGGTCGGGACGGCGGCGGAGCACACCTGTATTTCAGGTGTCCTGAGCTGCCTGCTGAAAAGTTCGTGCTCACACACCCCACCACAGGGGCGAACCTCGGAGATCTGAGAGGGTCGGGTAGTCCGTTTTACGTTGTGGGGCCCGGCTCGACACATCCCGACACAGGACGCCCGTATGAGCCGGTTGATCCGGATGCTGAAGTCGTCTCTGTGCCACTGGAGACGGTGCAGGTGCTCATCGACTCGCTCCGCAAACCGGAGCCGGTGAGAGCACCGGAGAAACCGAAACCGTCTGTCAGAGGTCGCTCCATATCCGACGAGCTCGGACTCAGACCTGAGATGTTCCTGATGCCGGAAGATCCGCATCACCGTGACGGCGAGATCGAGGGCACGCACCCGATCCACGGATCGAGCACCGGCAACAACCTCACGATCTCACCTGACGGCACGTGGTATTGCAGGCGGTGTCTGTCCGGTGGAGGAGCGCTCGAAGCGCTCGCTGTTGCAGAGCGGATCATTGATTGTGCTGATGCTCAATCCGGATGCCTCGAGGGGCACTGGGATACGATATTTGCGGCGCTGAAACGCAGAGGATACCAGATCCCGGAGACCCGCGTGATCACACCACCACCGACCACTGATCCAGGTACACTACCACCGGCTGCCGGGTTCATCGCGACGAAATCCGGCAAAATCGAGCCGTCGTTCCAGCTGCTCGCAGACGAGTTCCTGCACAGGTTCCGCCCGATCACCTGGGACAAGACGGTATACGTCTACATCGACGGGCTGTACCGGCCCGAATCGGGAGAGATCGCCGAACTGGTGACGGATTCGGCACGCGCATCACAGTATACGGGCTCGGTCACGCGGGTAATCCGTGAGGTGACGACCTACATTAATGCGTCCTCATACGTCTCGGAATACCCGTTCGACCACTGCGACGACGCGCTCCCGCTGGCAAACGGTGTCCTGGAAATCGATTGGGATGAGCAGGCGGCGAAACTGCACGCATACTCCCACAAGCACAGGTTCACGCGCCGGTGGGCGGTGTCGTACGATCCATACGCCGACCCGACACCGATCAGAAACGCGCTCCGGCAATATGTCGATGACGACGATGTGCAGGCACTCTACCAGATCCCGGCACAGGCAATACTCCAGTATTGCGGGTATGGGCCGTTTAAGACCTCGTACATCATGGAGGGGCCTTCAAACGGCGGGAAATCGACGTTTCTCGTATTCATTGAGCGACTTTTCGGGGCGATGGCGATCGCGAACCAGTCGCTGCAGAAGATCGGCAATGACCGGTTTGTGACCTCCGCGCTCGTCGGCAAGGTGGTGAATCGATACGATGATCTCGACGATATACCGCTTGAGCAGGTCGGGCCGTTCAAGGCGCTCACCGGCTCGTTTGAACACGACGTCGAGGTCAAATTCAAATCACCATACCAGGGCCGGATCACCTGCGTGCATGTGTTTGCGACTAACAACCCGCCCAAAATACCCGACCGGATCGTATGGGACGCCGCGTTCTGGAGCCGGTGGATCTACCTCAGGTTCAACAACGTATTTGAGATCGATCCGACGTTCGTACGACGCACATTCACGCCGGAAAATATGTCAGGGGCGCTCATCTCGATCCTTAGTCTGGCATTTGAGATCTACTTGCAGCAAGGGCTCGTATACATGCAGGACCCGGGACAGGTCAAAGACCGGTGGCAGGCAGCGACGAATCCGTTCGTCGAGTTCAGAGACGACAACATGCGATCCACCGGTGAGGTCAAATCGTTCGACAAGGGCACGCTCTACAAGGCGTTCCTGGCATGGTGTGGTGCGGCAAACATCAGCCCGCAGAAAGTGCCTGGCACGATCTCGGGGTTCACGCAGCTGATCTACGGTGCGGGATTCACAACGACCCGAAAAACCAGGTCGAAAGGCGATCGATCGTGGCAGTATGAGGCGCGGTACGAGTGGAAACACGGGTGCGAGCCGAAGGACACGGGTGGGCTGGTATAATGATCCTGTCCAACTTGTCTAACTTTTTCTGGAGTGTCTGTGTGAATGTTGTAAGAGAGGTGTCCAACTTGTCTAACTTTTCCAGCAATAGCCACACGAATAATTCAAAATCTGAGGTGTCCAACTTGTCTAACTTTTCCAGCAATAGCGAAGGTGTTCATGAGAGTGTCCAACTTGTCCAACTTTTCCGGCAATACCGACGGCAATATTATGAGATTATAATTTCAACAAATTCTAAATTGTCTAACTTGTCTAAGCTTATTCTAAATCTATACTATATACAAATATATAGTACATATAGGGGGGGATATAGAGCCCATTTGGTTGGACAGGTTAGACACACCCCGGAGGCGGTATAGTTGCCGGTGTCGTTCAAGTGCCACGCATGCGGAGCCGACCTCACCACCGACACACTCGCAGACGGAACATGCCCACACTGTCGCACACAGTTGATGCACCTGTATAAGTGCCACGCCTGCCACATCATCATTCACGCCGACGATCTCAACGACGGCAAGTGCCCGGTGTGCTCCGGTGCAGTGGTGGAGATGTGCCCGGTCGACCACTGCCACTGCTCACACGACATCGTCGAGAGCTTGGCGTACTGCCCGGTGTGCGGTGCGGCTGTCTGTCCTGCGTGCCTCTGTCATGACGTCAGCCAGATTAGCCGAATCACTGGGTATATGTCGGATGTCGCCGGATGGAACGCTGCAAAATCACAGGAACTGAAGGATCGCACCCGGTATGAGGTGGGGCGATGAACACCTTACCATGCCTGAAAGGGCATGGCTCCATTGAAGCGAGCACACGAGGAGACCGCCCAATGAGTGAACACACCCGAGGGGAACGGATCTGTGAGCTGTTTTGCGGCGCTGGTGGTATGGGATTGGGGTTCTCGAAACACTTCGAAATTGCAAACGCGGTCGATATCAGACGCGAGGCTATCAGGACATACGGAGCAAACCACCCGGAGACCGACACACACCAGACCGATGTGCGGGACCTCTCCGGATCCCTCCTGGACTACGAAGGGATCACCGGAGTGATCGGCGGACCTCCGTGTCAGTCATGGAGCCGCCGCAACATCAGACAGACCCCGGACGATCCGAGAGCATCATTGGTCGGTGAGTATATGCGGATCGTGGACGAGGTGAGACCCCGCTGGTTCGTCCTGGAGAACGTCACCACCGTGCCAAAGGATTTGAAGCAGTCCGTATCACGCCATGCGAGGGATCTGGGATACACCGTGCAATCTGCGTGCCTGAACGCGTCAGAGTATGGGGCCGCACAGACCCGGAGGCGGTGGGTGGTCATCGGTGCACGTGATCGGAGTATCGGCCTGATCACCCCGCAACCACACCGCACCGTCAGGCAAGCATTCGCAACGATATCTGACAACTGGGGTATCATGCGCTCATCACCGGAGACAACCGAACGATTGACATCAGCGACACATGACGAATGGAGCCCGATGAACGGCAAATACCGGAACATGATCCGGCTCCGGTGGGATGAACCAGCACCCACCGTCTGCAACCCGAAGAAGGTGTACATGGTCCACCCCGGAGAGTGTAGGAACATCTCGCTCGCAGAGGCTGCTGCACTCCAGGGGTTCCCGCCAGGATATATCTGGCAGGGGTCGGATAGTGCAATTGCTCAGATGATCGCAAATGCCATGCCTGCTGAGATGGCTGCAGCAATTGCCGGGGCGGTGGTATCCCCATGATCGACCACTGCCCGCGTGCCTGGGAGTTGCAGCAGATCGACGATCTCAACCGGCTGAAGCAGCTGCTGAACGAGGCGGAGCACCGGAAGCGCCGGGTCGAGCTCTACACGACAGCGATCCGGATGCGGATGGCGGAGTTGAGCCGATGACGCACCGGATCGAGGTATCGTCGGAGACGTTGGATCTCCTGTGGCGTGCGAGGCTGGTGATCGCGGCGCAGACCGGCAGACCGATCCACACGATCACACACGACGAGATCGTTAGACAGACGCTGCAGCAGCTGAACGATGAGAAAACCTATCTATGCGTAAGGAGATGAGAGATCATGACGAGACAAGAGCCGCCAAATCTGATATACGGAGACAACTGCACCACCTGCAAGCACGGGTGGGCAAGCTGGGACGGCGACGCAAAATGCGAGAAATACGACTGTTACACGAGCCGGGATCAGACATGCGACGATTTTGAGCGGCATGTGGACGAATGAGTCTATACGCGTGCAGCCGGTGTATATGGGGTGTTTTGCGACGGTTTGAGGATTGTGAGGTGGCGTGGTGCAAAAAACACGACAGGGCGTGCCAGTACGTCGCTCCTACGGATTGTGACGATGACCCGCCCATCGGTGGCGGCAAATGGTGGGTGGGTCCTGTAGCGGGGTACCTCACCACGGAACCGGAACCCGTCGGGATCAACCCGAGGGTGTTTGTTGGTGTGCCGGTGTTCACGCCGGAGCAGCAGCGACAGTTCGAGGAGCACGTCCACCAGATCGCGGTGGAGCACTTCAAGCGCAAGTTCGGGCTTTCTCCTCCTCCTCATCCTATATAAACACCTATCAATATGGAGGATTGTTCAAAACCTCCATATTGACAGCCATATATCAACCCGCGCGTCCTAATCACACGCATGGATTTTGATGTTGCCACAGTCGCCGGGTGGCTCATCGCCGTCATCGGCGGTGTCGTCGCCTGGCTCAAGACGCAGGACATAAAATCGCTTAAATACGCGCTCTCTTTTCTGAACCCTGACGACAAGCAGACCACCACCACGGACGGAAACAAAAACCTCGCTGACGCCTCGTGGAAAATGGGCGATAAACAGTATGCGGAGATCCTGACGGGACTCCCGATCGCAGAGCAGACGGCGATCCTCTCCTACGTCGCTGCGAGAGAGGCAGCTGGTCTCCAGCGGTATGAGATCGAGACGAGCCGGGGCACGTACGTGATCGAGAACGGGTATATCGAGGATCGACCACCCGCACAGGTCGCAGCAGCAGCCACGACACCCGCACCGACACCACAGATCATCTACTCCGACGGCGCACGGATCGGTCATCTCGCAATCAAGCGCCTGGAACAGGCCACCGGTGTGGAGGCAACGGAGATCGATCCCGCGATCAACAGGATCGCCGTCGTCGGCCGTCCTGACAACGCAGGCGTGATCGTCATCGGTGTCAAGGTCGGCGACGAGGAGACGCAGGTC